CGCATGTTAATGCGTGTCCCTGTGAAAAGCCCCATAGGGAGCTCAGCACATATTACCCTCAGTTGGGTAGCATCTGTTGATCTTAGACAAAGGTTTGTCTGTAAACGGCGTAGATTTAGCAAGTCCTCTTATCATTAAGAGCTAGCATATCGCGTGCGACATTGGCTTAGCTGGGCTTGCACCCCATAAGCTGGTGAGCATATAGGGTAAGAGATTACTACTATATCAAAACCGTTTTATAATCGGTTGAACATCGGTTCAATATAGGATAATCTAGGAGTTCCTGAGATCTCTTATATCCCGAAAGGATAGAAAGTGAGAGTTTCACCCCAACCCATAGAAGGGGCCTCCCACAAGGAGGGATAGGAAAAGAGTGGGATTAAAAATTATTCCCTTTAGTATAAGTTTCCACCTCTACACAAAGTGGTTACTACTCTTGACTGAAACGAATCTCGGAAGGTGTAACAACCTAAAGAATTCCAAAAATTTCCGTAGTTATAAGGGTCTCAGGAGACATTTCCTGCACTTATATTAATTCAAAAGAAGATCCTCATTACTTGATAATGAATGAGGTAAATAAGATAACCGTGAGATTCGGTATTGTACTTCTTTTGACACCCCGTGAGGGGGACGGAAGGCGATGACAAGTACTTATTATTTTAAGAACTGCTCACTGGGAAATTGTACCTAGTGATGTAATTAAAATGTCCTTATTGGCAGCGTAGACACTACGAGGGGCTATGGATAACAATTTCCATAATCCTAGCAAGTCTTGAGGGTCAACCCCAACTGCTGGCATTTATGCCGAGGAAAGTACGACGGTAAGGGGACGGGTGCACGAATAATGCTTCTTCCAGGTGATCTCAGGGCGGTTAGCAAGAGCAATCTTGTGAGACTGATTAGCGGAGCCGGCTGGTTGGCCAAGAAACTTATCGTGGGTGGACAAAGGTAGGGCGGTTATGAGGTGGTCCCCTAAAAAGGACCTTTAGGTTTAATACCCACTCAAAGACTGATTAGCTATCGCACCCATGTACAATCCTTAATATATAAGTATTTCTTATATAGAATAAGATGTTCATAGCCGAAATAGGCTTGATCGTCTAACCCTAGACAGGGCACCTGCGGCCCGGAGAGAAAAGAACCTCGAGAGAGGGGAAACTATCTTTGGAAACCGAAGGTTAAGGATCATCATAATATAAAAAATAACTAAAGCAACAAACACAAATTTTTTATTAAAAAATTCGCGATTGTATGCTCAGTTATTGCGTACTATGACAAACCTTAACGGTGCGATCTCCGTAAAAAGAGGTCGTCCATTAGTTAACATGTTCTTAAACATGGCTGTACTAATGGGTTGACGAAATTCCTGTTCATTGGCAAAATCCATATTAGTGTTCTGTTCCACATGCTATGATATTCAGAAGACACAGTCAATTAAGGGATTAGTTATCCAATTAAAGACGTGTTCTATTCTGTTACAACAAGGCATGGGGGGTTACAGACTACCTAATATGGGTCTACTTGGAACAAGAGTGGCGAGAAATGGTAGAGGACTTCCACGTAAGTGGATTCCTCTAATCCATCGAAAAGCATTACTTAGGGGAGACCCGAAAGTATTCAAACTCTACATGACCTTATTTGGGTTATATAGAGTGTTGTCATTCCCTGGAAAAACTAAGTGGCTTACTATAATTCAGCCCGGAGTGGCGCAGAGTTATCTGCCCATGTTCTCTGAGTTCCTGACTGTGTTTTTTGTTATTATAAAGAAACACGTCAAGACCGGATTACTAATCTCCTACTTAGGTGACCCATTGGGAATGATGAAAAAGCTTAGAGCGAAACCTTTCGTTATTTCGAAAGGTTCGCCCTCTTTATCAAAGCAAGATAAAGATTCTGAGTCGTCATTGAGTACCTCTCCTGCTGGGATCCTATGATCAGTTAAAGTCTGGAATCAACCAGAGAATGCTCAAATATTTGAGTATTTCATTAACTGATGTAAGATGACGGGTAACATTTGAGCAATCAATAGATTGCAAGAATGGAACCGTCTAATCCCTACTAGTATCTTCAATGATACTAAGGCAGGTAGTTTAGGGAAATTGGGGACAAAAGATGAAGCGGCGGGAAAAGTCAGGATATTCGCTATGGTTGATCCATGAACTCAATGGTTAATGGAACCTCTTTATAGAGCCATAGCTGAACTTCTTAGACAGATCCCGCAAGATGGAACAGAAAATCAAGTCGGACCACTTGACCTCATATGAAAAAGGAAGCCACAAGGTCCGTTCTTTTGCTTTGATCTTTCATCAGCAACAGATAGACTTCCTTTACGTTTCCAACAAGCCATGCTCTCTAGATTACTAGGATCATGAGCCGCCACTATTTGAGGCGTCTTACTTGTTGGGCGTCCGTATTTACTTAAAGCGGACGGGCAGACTCATAAATTATATTATGAGGCCGGTCAACCCATGGGAGCCAAAAGCTCCTTTCATATGATGGCTTTCTTCCATCACGCCATTGTTCAATTTGCATATTTCCGTGTGTGCATGGCTACAAACACGGAAGCTTCTTGATTCGAAGATTACTGTATCGTGGGTGATGATGTAATAATCGCCGATGAAGCAGTAGCCCAAATGTATTTACAAATCATGTCTGAATTAGGTGTAGGTGTTGGAATACACAAATCCCTAATTTCATCAATGAAAGGTAGACTCGTTACCGAGTTTATTAAAAAGACATGGTACTCCCCGAAGAAGGGGATTATCCATGATGTTTCAGCGATGCCAATATCAGAATGATGAGTGGCTAGACAGATGCTTAGTGCATCTATCGAATTCGCTCGTAAATACAAACTTTCTATATCCCAATTCTTAACATTATGAGATATTGGATATAGAAGTAAGGCCCGTCTAAATGCAAACCTTCAAACCCAAGGAAGGAAAGTACGAGGACGTATCTTAGCTTATTTCTCTCCTTTAGGAGTACAGGTCAGCTCATTTACAAAATGGGCTAGCCTTAAGGCTACTAAAGCAACTTATAAGATAACGATGAAGAAACAATTACTCCTAATAGAGACCCTAATTAAAGGTGATCTTCAAATTATTCTTGATAAATGGGATAAACCCACTTTTATAGAATTATTAGAAACTATTAAACGATTCGTTACGGTTAAACGAGATCGGGAGTATTATGGGACTTCACCTAGGCGCTCTGATCGGATTAATGATTTTTTAGATCTTAATACGTATAAGAGTGATATCTACTTCGGTTTCAAACGGTTTGTCACTTTAAATGAAAGTGGTTCGGGGATAAATTACAATATTGAATTTACCTCGGAAGCTGCCGTTGCGCAACATATGAAGATAGTAGATAGGACTCAATATGTACTTGACCAACTCGTAGAATTGGTGTACAGAGAGGAATTCCTAGATGTTATTATAAGCTTTAGAGACTTAAGAAATGATATCAATGATTTACTGGAAACGGATTTTTCAGTGTCTGAACTTAAATTGTCAGAACTGATACAATTGTCAGATGAAATCTTTGATAAAGTACGATTACTTGAACAAAGATTTTCTGAGTTACCTCTTCCAACTCGTATTTTTAAACGGGTGGAAGAGGCGGTCACAATACGTGAGCCTCAATTGGTAAAACGATGAGATAAATACTCAAAGTTATTCCGATCTACTAAATCTTAGATATCCTAAGAGTCAGTGAAGCAGGGGAAAGTGGTTCAAGAAGGTATTCAAAACTTAATAGCAGTCGTAACTACCCCTAATAATGGGGGACTGAGTATTAAGAGAATGAATAACCAGGCAGAAGGCAGGAACGAGGGGGAACGGTTATATTCTAGGATTTATTACCAGAATTCTTTAAGAGTCCGGGACAGTAAGAAAATCGATTAACAATTCGTCTTATTATTCAATCCCATAACTTTAATGCTTAAAGATATGATATCCTAATAGTCTCTCACTAAGTGCGGAAGCATGTAACTAGAGACTAGCCCTGAAGAGGGACAAGTATAACTGGTACAACTTTGATCAGCGAGGATTCAATGATTACCACTGATAAAACAGAGGGTGAAGTCATTTAATACTAGTCTTGACCAAGTACCAATGGAGCGAGCACCAGAGAACGCCAGGACCGGAGAACCTAAAGACCGGAGGAAAGGAAAACCTAAGGACCTATCCAAGTAGCAACGGGTCGATCTCTAGAGACATTTCTAGTAAGACCAAGCAATGGAATGCTGCATTCCTTTATATCTATCGTAGAGTTAGAGGTAGTGTTTTGATTTACTAACCCAGTGATAAATACAAGAAAACGGACCCTTTAGCGAAATCTTCTTATGGTATAAAGTTTACCCATAAGATAGAGCGAGGGACGGGGACTAAGTATGGTGGACACGTATCCATGCGTCGTAGAGATAAAAGGCCTTTACAGTCTAATGTATACTGCGGAACCTATGATGATCAAGCTATTCTTGAAATAGAATGCCTCATAGTGAACCTTTTCTAGTAATTAGAGAAGCCAGGTTTTTATCTAACAAAACATTTCCAGTACATCTAATAGATATACCTTTCCGCCGAGAAAGGGAGTGCGACAAGGGAAACCGAGTACTCTGGATTCTAACTTGCAGTAAAATTCGTCAAAAATGGAGGATTAGAGCCACTTAGGATCTTATTTGCTACAAGCGAATTTGCATACTAACGTGATACTTTTCTGAAACATTTTCAAAAACGCATCTGAGCGTAGTACCTTATGGTAAAATCCCCG